GTCAGTCGTAGAAGATGCTCTACCAATCATTTTACGCACTTCTTCTAAATCATTAATAGATAATTGACCATCTTTTGCTAAAGAATCTAATTTCATCTTTACAGTAGTAATAATAGGTGCGTTTAATGCCTCTGCCTCTAACCCATTAACAAATTCTTTTACAGGATTTACATCAACTAATTGGCTTGTTTCACCAGCTTCTCTTGCTTTATCATAAGCGTTTTGAATGTCTTTTTTAGCCTTGTTAGAACTGTCTACAAGGGCTTTATCTACAACTCGACCTGTTTCTATTAACCCATATTTTTCTTTGCCTGTAGCGTCTATATACTCGTCAAAGTTCTGTAATATGCGTTCATTCTGTTCTAATTTCTTTTGTAATAAAGGTCTACCAATTTCAGGGTAATTTTTAGGTGTTTCTGCCTCAAATGCTTGTTGTCCTAAATCTCTTAATACATCACCTTTAGTTGTAGGTACAGGAACTCTTAGATTTTGTGCTAATTCTACTCTTTGTATTGCTTTAGGTACTTCAGCAGCACCCACTCCACTCATGGTAGATGTAGGCTCTGACCTTAATGCTTGTGCTAAACGCTGTGCTGGTGCTTCTACAGCTATCTGTGTAGGTGCTTGAAGTAACTTCCCACCTTTAGCTACACTTTGCAGTAATCCACCACCTAAATATGGAGGTAACCCCTCTACTGCTTTACCCATTGTGCTTAAAATGTCTTGGGAAACAGGCGATTGTGGTTTATACGCATACTTTCCAGCAAATTCTAATGGTTTTTGTGGGTTTACAAACGGACTAGGTAAAGCTAACGCTGCACCACTTAATAAGGTTGCAGGCACTTCAGCAATAGGTGAAATGTAATCCATTAAATTTCTAGGCTTTTCAGGTTCAGGTTGCATAATGCGTTCACCTTCGCCTACAGGAACACCTAATTTGTTTGTTGGTCTGTCTAAAACAAAACCTTTAGGCAAGTTTTGATCTAATGTAAACCCTTCAGGTAGATTCATTATTGACCTCCCATTGGCTTCCATGTCTTACCACCATCAGTAGACATTATTTTTTGACCAGTTTCTTTATTTGTTGCAGTTAAAGGTGTTTTATTTGTTTCTGTTTGCATAGATTTTATATCTTTAGCACCTGGGCCTGCTTGTCTTTCAATGGCTTTAATAGCTAATCTTCTTGCATCTGCTTTTTGGTCTATAACTGCTTGTGAATCACCAAGTTTAGGGAAATATTTATTATCTTCTGTCGCATATTCATCTTTGCCAATCGCTGCACCTGATTCTTTACGCAATACAGCAGTAATAAAATTAGTTTTAGCTTGTATAAGTCTTTGCTCATCAGGAGTTTGACCACCTAATGCACCTGGCAATATATTAACTGCTGATCCTAATGCACTACCAACTAAAGGTACATTACGCAATCCTGATGCAACAGCAGGAGTATTTACACCTTTTTCAGCCAAATCTTCAATTATTTTATTAGATTGTGACATTCTCATGCCAAATGCAGTTGCATTACCTTGTGACTCCGTTAAATTATTTTTAGCACCCATCATAGGCTCACCAGTAGCTGATTTAACTGGTGTTACTGCATTTGTATTAGGATTAAAAGTTACAAAACCTTCAGGAGTATCTACAAGCTGTGGTGCGTGTGGTGCATATTCTTTTTCAGCTTTAAAGATAATCTTACCTTCTGGACTTAATAAATAATTTCCTACTGGTATTGGTTTACCTTTACCTTGGAAAACAACAGTACCATCAGCTTTTACTAAATTATTATCAACTGAATACAATTTTTCTTCTTTAGGTGTTCCTCTAGCTATTACTTTTCCTGCACGATTAACTGCTGTTGCACCTTCAGGTAATATTAATGGAGTATCTTCTTTAAACATATTAGACATTAATTGAGGTGCTAATGATTGACCTATTGAACCTTGTGATCCTAATGCTTTCATTAATGCACCTAGCTTATCAGGTGCTACGGCTGCTTTAGGTGCTACATAGTCACCCATAGGTTCTTCTAATGAGCCTATAGCTTGATTAGTGCCTCCTAATTGCAGATTACCAGCGACACCTTCTTGTCCTAGCATTGTGCTTAGAATATCTTTACCTTCAGTTAAATTCTGTTCACGCAACTTTTGTGCTAATTTGCTAGCTTGCGATTCAACATTTTCCCCTGCTTTTCTACCCATATAAGCATTAGCTAAAGGTGCTAACTGTTGTATGATGCTAGGTGCTACATAACGACCACTTACCATTTGACCTTGTGGTTGCTCTAATGCCCTTGCTTGTAGTAAATCTGCAAGTTTTTTCTGTCTTTCAAGAGCCAATATCTCAGGTGCATTTTGATCAAGATAGGGAGATTGTGCCATTATGCTGTCCTCAATAAATTTGCTAGTGCAGTTGTATCTTGCACAGGTTGATTCTGTTGTCCAAAGTTAAATGGATTTGCTTGCTTATAAATAGGTGGTAACGCTGTCTGAGCCATCTGTGTACCTCTTAGCATATTAGCCATGTTCATCTGTTGTTGGCTAGCCTGTGCGTTCTTTAATGCTTGTTCTTGAGGTGTTAATGCTTTGACTACATTCTTAACAGTATTAGCTGCTCTTAATGTATCTAATACATTCTTACCTGTTATTCCTGTATTCGCTAGACTACCTGTTGGGTCTAATTCAGGTGATACTTGTTCAATAGGTGTATTAGGGCTAAAGTCGTATGTAGGTGTAGGTTGAGGTGTTTGTAAACTACCTGTAGGATCAAACTCAGGTGATACAGATTCTATAGGTACATTAGGGCTAAAATCAGTAATAGGACTTAATTCGTACTGACTAATAGGTGCATCAACTATTGGTGAAGTAAATGCCTCTCCAATTCCTGATTCGGCTGCACCTGTTAAACCAGCTTCGCCTAATAAAGTAGTGCCTGCTAAGTCTGTTGCTGCACCTTCACCAGCTAATGTTGCTAATCCTGTTTCAGATGCCCCTGTAAATCCTGCACCTTCGGCTGCTAATAACTCAGGCCCTAATAATGCACCACCAACAGCAAGAGCACCTACTGTGTACCAACCACCAGGGATTTCTTCATTAACAAAGTCATCAACTTCTGCTAGTCCACCACCTACTGATTGCACACCTTCATCAATAGCATTAAGCAAGCCTTGGTCACCACCACCTGTGCCTATAGCATCAGAAAAATCATCTAAGATTCCTCCACCACCACCACCATACAATTTAATCTTGCCTAATGTTGATTGAAAAGCACCGAAAGGTAAATACGATTCGTGGTTATATTTCATACTTTAGCCATCCATTTGTATTTAGGATTGTCACTAGGCATTACTTCGACATCTAGCTTGCTTAATAAATCTAATGTTTGTTCTTGTACATCTGAACCATAAACTGTTTCTAAGTCTGTATTGCGTATCTTTTTAATAAACTGAATCATTGCTTTTGCTACTCGAATAGGGCTTTCTTGCGTAAATATATGTAGTTCTACTGCTTTCTCACCTATATTTATTAAAACAAGAACTGTATCGCCTTCTTGTAATAAGATTGCACCTTTGCTCTGAATTAGCTTTGTAAGAGCAGCCAAAGGCTTAACTGGGTCTTTGCCCAATCTTTCATAATCAGCTTTTATGATTTGACTAGCCTTCATTACATAATTCCTGATTCTAAAATGCCTGAATTTAATAATACATTTCCACTAGAATCGACTAAATTTCCATTACTAAATATATCGCTTGATGGTACGCCACCACTATTAAATAATTGACTCCATAAACTAGAATTAGTTAAAGCATTTGCACCACTTGCACCTAGCCCTAATAATCCACCTAATGCACTATTTTGACCTGTTCCACCTAAGATTGCACTTGAACCTAGTCCTGCTAGTCCACTTAAAAGAGATGATCTTTGTGCTGCTTCTGCGTTTTGTCTGGCAATATCTGTAGCGTTTTGTGCTGTATATGCACTTAAATAATCAGGCCCTGCTACTGCTGCTTGATTATAAGGATTCACATAGCCTGGAGTTGCTAGATTACGAATATTCGCTGCAGTCGTATTCTGTAGACCTTGTGCTTGTAAACCTGTTTGCATACCACCAACAATAGCACTTGTTAAAGCATCATTTTGAGTTTGACCTTGTAATACTTTTGCACGATTGTAAGCCTCAGAACCAGGCATAATACCTTGATTAGCTAACTGTGCATCAAGAGCCTCTCGTGCTTGAGATTGTTGTGGTGCTAACCTTTGCATAATTGCATTAGAGTAAGTATCGCCAGGGTTAATCCCATACATCGGATTTGCTTGCGATGCTTGTAAACCAGCTAATGAACTTTGAGTAAGTTGTTGTAACTCAGGACTTAACTGTTGATTTGCACTCCAAATAGGATTACCCTGTGCATCTGTACCTGTTTGTTGATACTGTAGACTTCCGTAAGGTGTTTGTTGATTAATACGATTCGCTGCAGTTGCTTGTAATGCACCAGCAATATTACCTTGAGCATTAGCTTGTGCAGCTTGAACAAAAGGATTAGTAGAAGTAAATTGACCTGTCTGTGGTTGTCCAAAAGGTGTTTGACCCATGAAATTAGGTTGCACAGTCTGAGTATTTACAGGTTGTCCTTGCATCGGTTGCATAGCTTGCATTGGTTGTGCTTGCATTGCTTGGGGTTGTTGTCCCATGTAATCAGGTTGTTGTGCCAACCCCATTAACCCTTGACTTTGATCAAATAAACCCATAACTTTCTCTCCTCGTAAAAGAAACCAAGTTATCGGTTTTAACGATTATACTTGATTTTCTTAAAAAACTATATAACTCCACCTGCTTCCATTACGAAATCGGTAGATGTCCAATGCACTTCAATTCCTTGACTTGCAATACTTAAATTTAACCCTGCACAGTAACCTATTCCTGTTACTCCTTGCCAATCTTTATTAATTGTCAATGTTCCACCCCATGTTGCTTGATCCCATAACGCTGTATCCCACTTACCTATTGCATAAGCACCAGGGTTAAACTGTACTGCACCTAAGTTATTCTGTTCTTGAAAATCAGTCGATACATTGCATAAAACAGTCGGTACGCCATTATCTGTTAAAAGCATAGGTCTTACCATTGTGAATCTCTTTTGTTGCCCTCTAGTCTCGAAATAGCTGTATGCCTGTTGAACTTGACCGACTATATTCGTGCCATTATCTGCAAATGTATCCCAAAACTTACCTACATAGCCATCGCCACCAAAATACATATCTTGATTGCTCATTTGAAAGGTATAAGCCTCGATGCCTGTAAATTGTCCCCATGACTTTGTAATCGTGTGCATGACATATTGTTGCATTCCTATATCTGTAGGAATGTTCAAGATAAGCATATTCTCACCAGCGTAATACGAAATCTGCCAATTAGGTAAACTTGAAAAAAGACTAGCCGCTTGACTTACAGCATAGTAAATCTTGTCTGTTAAATTAACTCTAGGGTCTAGTCGTGATGACTGTAAAGCACTAGCAAGAGGTACAAGTCCATCTTGAGTGAGTAATAAAACATCACCACCCCACTTAAAAAAGCATCTTCTAGTGAATGTTTGACCTAATTGCCATACTCCTTTTAATGCCCAAGTCAATGCACTACTAGGATCAGTACCTAAATATACGATTGTTTCACCATTAGATGTGACAAATACTGCGTAATCGTCTGCACCCTCACCAGCGTCTATTGTCCATGTTGCCATTGCTTGTAAATAGCCACCATTTCTTGCAATACTACCGAAATCTAACTGACTAGCTGCTCCACCGATGCTTTGAACAGGCATATACCAACAATTTAGCGTGTCTTTTTGCGTGAAATACAGTCTGTTTTTAAAGAGATTAACTCCTATAAATGTATTTGAATTAACTCCTGTAATCCCTAAGACTGTATAAGTCCCCACGACTGTTGCATTAGCAGCAGGAGTACTCGCCATCGTATAAATGAATGTTGTTACACCTGTAACTGTAATTCTGTAATTTCCGTTATATTCGCTACTTGTTGCACCTGTAATCGTTACTTGATTACCTGTTATTAACCCATGATTGGCTGCTGTCGTAAGCGTAGCTGTAGTTCCACTTCTTGTTATAGTAGATATAGTCTGTGCAGTCGATGTTGTAGCTACATAAGACCAAAATGTTCCGTTATAGACTAGAACTGGGTCTGCACCATTACACGCTATCAGAAAACTACCACCTGAGTTAGTTAAAGATACAAACTGAAGTCTATTATTAGTAAGTCCTGTAAATACGCTTGTCGCTGTACTTGTTGAGGCATCATAAATCGTTGTTGTACCTACTGCAAACAGTTTATTACCTGTAGGACTAGAATAATTCATCAAAGTATTAACTTTACCTGTAATACCTATTGAATACTTGGTGTAACCTTTCCTAAAAGTAATGTCTGTAGGTGTAGGAAACCAGTTATTCATGGTTACAGCATCAGTCGCTGCCATATTAGCTAATGAATCTCGTGCGTTCCATCCTCCAATAGGTGATGGAATACTAGCAGTCTTAGCCCTAAACTTTTGTGGAATCATGCTATAATGCCAATATCAGGTTAAGGGGAATATTATGGAACAATGGAGGCCTATTATTGGTTTTGAATCTATTTACGAAGTTTCTGATCATGGAAATGTCCGTTCTATAAAATCAGGAAAACTTAAAAAAATTAGTCTTGATAAAACAACTAATCGTCAATTTCTTAATTTGTGGAAAAACAATAAACAAAATGTTGTAAGAATACACAAATTGGTTCTTGAGGCATTTGTTGGTCAATGTCCAGATGGTTTGGAATGTTGTCATAATGATGGAAATTCTTTGAATAATCATCTTTCTAATTTGCGTTGGGATACTCATACAAGCAATATCCATGATCGCATTAAACATGGCACTAGCAATAGAGGAGAACGCTGTGGGACTGCTAAACTTACCCTTGAACAAGTTAGACAAATAAGAACCGATACTCGCCTTCAACGAATCATAGCATCTGAATATAATATTGCAGAAAGTATGATTAGCAGAATTAAAAATGGCGAGAGATGGCAACATGATATTTAACTCCCGTAGTTGGTATCGGGGATATTTGCATACCCTATCAATACCTTGCTTGGATAAGGTGCAAAACTTA